GAAGTGCGTAATTAAATACGTATAAATAAACCAGATTCAGTCTTACAAAATCACGGCAATTAGACAATGGCAGCTATTATTTCAGAAAAGTTTAGAATCTTCAATGCGAAGCAATTCTTAGAGTCGCTAAGTGAGGCGGCTGCAACTAACATGTATTTCTTCGTTGGAAGACCTCAAAAATGGTATGGTTACCTTGAGATCTATAACCAAAGTGGAACTTTTCAAGTTGGTGAAACAATCACTGGTGGTGGTTTAACCGCTACAATTAACGAGGTTCATGCAAACAGTCTCCTTGTTACTGCAACAACCACTACAGCAGCACCAGCAGCAGGTAGCACCGTAACTGGTGGTACATCATCTGCAACTGCTAAGACAAAAACTTATAGGTATGCAACTGAAGATGCTCCTCCTGCTCCAATAGATAACCAAATTGATAAAACTGCCGTATACGATGATTTGATTGCTGCCAAGCGTATCACATCTACATTTGCTCGTCTTGTTGCTCCTCGTTACAACTGGAGTTTATCAACAAACCCTAAGTTTGATATGTATCGTCCTAATTACTCTGTTACACCTGGTGGTGGAGGAGCGATTGGTGTACAGACTGCATTAGGCAATTCCGCATTATCTGGATCTAAGTATTATGTAATGAACTCCAATTATGAGGTGTTCAAGTGTTTATATAATGGTCAAACACCTGCTAATGCAACAGGTATTAACGCAACATACGAACCAAAGACTTCTCCTACTGCTGGACAAGGTACTTATGCAAATGGTCTCTTTACTGAGAGTGCTACTGGATATATTTGGAAGTATATGTACACTCTAAGTACTGCTGATGTTATTGCATTCCTATCCAGTGACTTCCTTCCAATGGGAACATATGATGGTCCTGCTGTTGTTGATGGTGCAATTCATATTGCTGTAACAACAGATGGTGGTGCTAACCTTCCCACATCTGCAACACTTTATGTTGGTGTTGATGGTGATGGATCTGGTGCTAAAGTTAAAGTAACTACAAGTGCTGGTGGGGCAATTTCTGCTGTTTCAATGGAAGCAGTTGGTTCTGGATACACATACGGTAATGTACGTTTAGTTAATGGTAACGTATATACTGATGCTGCTCTTACAAATGCTGCTACAGTTGCTGCAAATGCTACTGGTGCTATTGAAGTAATCATGTCACCTGAAGGTGGTCATGGTGCTGATCTCGCTAATGAGTTTTTTGCTAAGAGAGTTATGACGAATATTCGTCTAACTTATGCAGAAGGATCTGGAGACTTCCCAGTTGATAATGATTTCCGTAGAATTGGAATCATTCAAGATCCATACAACTATGGTACTACAACCGTTGCTACTGCAAGTACTCTTCGTGGTACTGCTGCACTTAAGTTGACAGGTAGTGGTGACTATACCATTGATGAAGAGATTACTCAAACAGTTAGTGGTGGTACTGCTAAGGGTAGAGTTGTTTCATGGGATGCAACCAATGGTATATTAAAGTATTTCCAATCCCCTGACCTCCATACACATAATGGTAAAGTATTAGCATTTGATCATGCTACAAATAACGTGACAGGTGCTACATCAACAACTGCACGTCCTATTGATGGAAACCAAGATACAGCACTTGCTGACATCTCTTTCACAGACGGAAAAGCAAATCCTGAGATCGCACCTAACTCTGGAGATATAGTATACATAGAGAACAGAAGACAAATTACCAGAGCTGCTGACCAGATTGAGGACATCAAGCTCGTAATTGAATTCTAATCTTATCCAAAATACGAGAGATAAAGTGAGATGCCTCAGAAGACGAACCTAAACGTAGCTCCATACTACGATGATTTTGCCCAGGATAAGAACTTCTATAAGGTGCTCTTTCGCCCTGGATATTCCATCCAAGCAAGAGAGTTAACCCAGTTACAGTCTTCTCTGCAAAATCAAATTGAGAGTTTTGGTAAATATGCCTTTAAACAAGGAGAACTGGTAATACCAGGTGAAGTTGCTCTTAATACAAAACTAAATTTTGTCAAACTATCATCTGTAACAGAGATTCCTACCAATGTTGATGGAAACATAGTTTACAAGAAGTATGATATTGCTCTTTTAAAGGGACAACAATTAAAAGGAGTTACTTCTGGTGTTGTCGCATCTGTAGTTGAGGCAACAGTTGCTACAGAAACTTCTTCTGATGTTTTATATGTTAATTATGTTAATAGTGGTAATGCAGGTAATGAGGACACATTCCGTCAAGGTGAGACCTTAGAGGTCGTAGACGGAGTTAATACACCACTCATGGTGGTTGGAACCGATGGAAGCGTACTTCCTACTAGTATTTCTATTACTGATCCTGACACAGGTACATCGTCATCGCTCGTAAGTAATGCGATGGGGTATGCTTCTGCTGTTAAGGTAGAAGAAGGAATTTATTTTGTCAATGGATATTTTGTAAGAAATTCTGCTGAGCTTTTGGTTATTGATCCTTATTATGACAATCCATCGGCAAAAGTAGGTTTTAAGATTGTAGAAAGTATAGTCTCATCTGAGACAGATGAGTCTCTTTATGATAATGCTATTGGATCAAGTAATTATAGTGCTCCAGGTGCAGATAGATTAAAGATTGCTTTATCTTTAGTTAAGTATTCATATACTGCTACTACTGATAAGAATTTTATTCAGTTATTAACTATTAAGTCTGGTTCTGTACAAAGTCAAGTAGTACAAACAGATTATAATCTTCTTGAGAATACTCTTGCAAGAAGAACATTTGATGAATCTGGTGATTATGTTGTTGATGATTTCTCTCTTGATGTTAGAGAGTATTTTCAAACAGGTGGTAACTTAGGTGTTTATTCTGCTGATTCTGTAACTGGATTGGTTAATGGATTTACAACTACTGTAGCAGCAGATAAATTGCTTGCTAGTATTGGACCAGGTAAAGCATATGTAAAGGGATATGAGATTGTTAATAAGGAAACAAAGTATCTAACAATTAGTAAAGCAAGAGAAACACTTAATAGATCAGATATTCGTTTAAAATCTGGTGGGTTACCAACATATAAAGTTAATAATACGTATGGTACAGTACCACTTAATGCAGAGGGATCTGATTTAACTTCATATCCAAATGTATTTCTTTGTTCTAATTTTAATGATGGTTCTATAGGTTTAAACAATACAGAAACAGATACTGATATTAAGCAAACCATAGATCGCCGTGGTAAGTATTTTGATATTGATACAGGAATTAAAACAATATATGTTAAACTTGATAGTAGTGTAAATGCTAGTACTTATGTTGGTGATTCGGGATTAACAGCAATATCAAAGCTTTGGTTTATCATTGATAGACAAGGTAGTACCTATATTGTTGATTCTGTTTCTGCAATAGCACTTTCTGTTGTAAACAGAATAGAAGTTGATTCAAATACATCTAATACTTTCCTTGAGATTACAGTTAGTGGTAAGAAAAATTATCTAGATCAATTCTTTATTGAATATGATATTAATGAAACTAGTAAGAATAGAAAATTATTCTTAACAGAAAATGAAGCTAAGAATACTTCTGCAACAGAATTTGGAATTATTGTTGATTACAACGAAACAATTACTCCTATAATAGGACTTGCTAAACCAAATAATGTAACTCTTATTGAGAAAGGTACTGGTTTTAATCCTGATGTTGATGTTGTAGTTTCAAAAGGAAGACAATCTAATGGAGATCCAGTTTATAACACTACATTTGGATTATCTTATTTTGATCCTCAATTCTTTACTAAGATTTCATTAGACGAACCTCTTCCAACATCAACAGTTGCATTACCTAAGTTTGATACTGGAATGTATGTTTATGGTCTTCAAAGTGGTGCATATGGTGTTATAGAAGGTGCTGCTGATAAGGCATATAGTACAACTAAAACATTAATGGTTAAGACTCTATTTGGAACTTTTAAATCGGGTGAACCAATTAGAGATGAAAAAAATAATACATTAAGAACTCGTAAAGATAATACAATATCTCATTTTATTGTTACTGCTAGAGGATCAAATTATAATCCAGGAACAAAGTTGAGAATTGATGGTGTTGATTATGATATATCCAAAGTTAATCTTGAACTAAGTGGTGGTAAAGTTATTAATGCAACTATAGTAAATAGAGATCTTGTAAATACTGAGTATTCTAGACCTCCTATTGTTAGTGTAGTTAATCCAAGTGGAGGAACTGGTACAGGTGCTGTTGTTATTCCAATTCTTGCAAGAGATTCTATTGTAACTTATACTCCTCAAAATGTTAAATCATTCTTTTGTGAATTTGGTTCTGGTAATGCCAACACATATACTGCTGATATTGAAGTTAATAGAGAAAAGTATGCAGAAGTTAAGTCTGTAACAGAATTTACATTTGGTGGTGAACTTGGTAAAAAATATATTGAATGTAATGGATTTGGTGGTGATAGTACAAAAGTACTACAACAAGGAGATTTGATACAGTTTAGTGACGCAAATGATACAACTATTCGTGCAATTGTACAACAAGCAACAAAACCAGCTGGTGTATTAAAGTCTAGAATCTATTTGGATAGATCTCTTCCTGCTGCTGTAAATAATAGTAGTGTTGTTAGAGTAAGACCTGCAATTAGTAATTTTAATTCTGGAACTCTTCTTTATAAAACAGGAACTAAACAAGTTAGTTCTCTCGTTGCAAGTGGTGATGATTCTAAGATATCTTATTTCTTGAGAAGAGATTTTGTATCTACTGGTAGTGGATTGACAAATGGTGGATTTGCGTTTGCTGCACAGTTAGATTATGGAACACAGAGGTTTGTTTCATTTAACGAAAGTAATTTTTTAATTACTGTTATTGATCCAGGTGCTACTTCTGGTACTTCTCTTATTTCTAAAGGGGATGTAATTTATATTACTTCCGATCAGGTAAGTATTTCATCTTCTATTGATGCTGCTAGTGGACTTACATCTGGTAGTGTTACTTTAAATCTTCCAGATAATTATTTTGGTCCTGCATCTTCAACATATACTGCATTTCCTAAACTTAAATTAACTGCTACTTTAGAAGTTACTAAAGCAAAACCAAGACTTAAAACATCTGTTGAGAATAAAAGAATTATAGTAGATTCAATTGGTGATAGTGTTCTTCCTATACGTGGAACTGATTATGATACAACTAGTACAAATGTATCATCATATGCTGATGTATATAATCTTAGATATGTTTACATGGGATCAGCATCTGATGCCCCTACTGTAGATAAGAATGGAACTCTTGTTAGTGGTACAGATATAACAAATAGATTTACATTTGATAATGGTCAAAGGGATACTCTTTATGATATTTCTAGAATAGTATTAAAACCAGGTGCAGATGTTCCTTCAGGAAAACTTGTAGTTGCTTTTGATTATTTTGAGCATACTGCTGGTGATTTCTGTACAGTAGATTCTTATTTACATGAAGCTGGTGTTTCAGCAGGTGATATACCTGATTATAATTCTCCTGCTTTAGGTAATGTTAGTTTGAGTGATGTTATTGATTTTAGACCTAAAGTAGATAGTTCTGCTATTATTTCTGGATTTCAGAATAGTGCTACTAGCAATGCTACTTTATTAGGTGCTGCAAATACAAGATCTTTTACTGGTAGTGGTGGAGTAGTTTCTAGTACTCCTGCTCCTGATAGTGAATTGGAATATACATTTTCATTTACACAGACACAGTATCTTGATAGGATTGATGGTGTCTTTTTAAATAAGAAAGGTGATTTTATAGTTAAAGAAGGTAATTCTTCTCTCAATCCATCTAAACCAGATCCAGTTAGTGATGCTATAGCATTAGCATATCTTTATATTCCTGCATATACTCAGTCAAATAAAGATGTAAGAATTTCTCCTGTTGATAATAAGCGTTATACAATGCGTGATATTGGTAAATTGGAAAAACGTATTGAGAGATTAGAATATTATACAACATTGAGTATTCTTGAGCAACAAGCTCTTAATATGGAGATTATTGACAGTAGTGGGAATAATCGCTATAAGAGTGGATTTATTGTTGATAATTTTGAAGCACATAAGATTGGATCTTTGAGATCTGTTGATTATAAATGTTCTATTGATACACAACAGTCTGTTTTAAGAGCACAATCAAAAGAAGATTCATTTAAACTTGAAGAAGTTTATACTAGAGATGACCAAAGAACTACTGCTGGTTATAAGAGAACTGGAGATCGTGTAACTCTTCCATATACAGAATTGCAAATGGTTGGTAATTCATTTGCTACTAAGACAATTAATCCTAATCCATTTGTTGTTCTTCAATATGTTGGTGATTCGTTTATTGGACCTAATGTAGATTCTTGGTATGATACTTCTACTAATCCGTTAGTAACTGATAATAATACTAATCTTTATAGTATATTCTTATCAAAAGATAGTATTAGAGATTCATTATCAAGTCTTTATAATTCATATAAAATTAATTGGATAGGTGCTAATAGAGCATTCTTTAATATTGGATCATTTGCTGATACTAATAGTAACTTAGCAGATTCAAATGTTACAAATGCTTCTGTTAATAGTTCTTCAAATATTAGTCCTGAAAATAATGAAATAGGTAAAGGTATAAACACTAAAGGTGTTGGTTCTAATGTTGTTGCTACTTCACTTTCATTCTTTGCTAGAAGTGTGCCAGTTAAGTATGTAATTAATCGTCTTAAGCCTAATACAAAGGTGTATGCCTTTATGGAAGGTCAGAATATTTCTCGTTGGGTATGCCCTGATAGTAGATATACAGGTATTGCTGGAAATTCTTCATCTGCTTTTAACGGATCTATTACTACTGATGAGAATGGTAATGCTAGTGGTATTATTTTAATACCTGCTGGTCAACCACCAAGAGAAAATACTACATGGACAGGTAATGTAGATACTGTTCTTTATGATGATGCTTCTAGTGAAGTTAGATTTACTACTGGTGTTAAGACTATTAGATTTACATCAAGTTCTACTGATGCTGATAAAAATGCAGTAGAAACATATGCCGAAGTTAAGTATTATGCTACAGGAGCCATTCCTAGTAATCCGTCTTCTATTATTTCCACTTCTCCTGCATTCTTTAAGTCTAATGAAGGAACACAATTAACTGCAAGTAATACTGCTAATCCAATTAGACCTAATCCACTTGCACAAACATTTAAGGTTGAGAACTTTGATGGTGGTGTATTTACAACTGGTGTTGATTTATACTTCTCAACTAAGAGTGATAAGATTCCAGTTAGGGTTTATTTAACTGATGTAGTTAATGGAAAGCCAGGAAAAAATATTATTCCAGGAACACAAAAGGTTCTATCTCCAGATACTTATTTGAGAGTAGTTGCTAGTTCTAATTTAACAGTTACAAAAGGAGAAAAGGTAACTGGAGGAATATCTAATGCTTCTGGTCCTATTTCTAGAATTTTTGATAAAAATAAACTTGAAGTTACTCCTTCTTCTACTGGTATATTCTCATTAACAAATGATCAGGTTTATACATTAGTATTGAGTAATCATACTGGTGTATCATTTCAACAAGATGAAACTTTAAGTATACCTTCTTTAATTCTTGCTAACAATACAAATAATACTACTAATACTCTTAAGATAGCAAAAGATTCTGGTAGGGTAACTGGATTATCGGTTACTAATACTGGATCTTCTTATGATTCTGCAATTCTAACTATTGAAAGTCCTCAACTTCCAGGTGGTGGTACTGCAACTGCTATTGTGAGAGTTGGTGGTGGTAAGGTATATCATTCTGAAATAGTTCTTTCTGGTTCAGAGTATACAGAACCTCCTGCTGTTGTTATAGCAGGTACTGGTACTGGAAATGCTGGTGCTGTGATATCATCTTCTATTACTATTGATAGTCCAGCAGTTAGAATGGGTGTTGCTATTGATGATTCAACAACTACTGCTGTTAATTCAACAACTCCAACTAACTTTAAGTTTGATTATCCAGTTTACTTAGAAAATGATACTGAGTATGCTCTCGTTCTTGAGACAGACTCTATTGATTATCTTGTATGGGCATCTAAGTTAGGTGAGACAGAGATTGCCACTAGCACAACTGTCACAACACAACCTGCATTAGGTTCTCTCTTTAAGTCTCAAAATACTAATGCTTGGACAGAAGATCTATTTGAAGATCTTAAATTTAAGATTCATCGTGCCAATTTTGATATTTCAAGAACCGCATCTTTACTTTTAACTAATGAAGATCTTGGTTATGAGAAACTTGATATTAATCCAATAGAAACTAATGCTGAAGCAAATACCTCTGCTACATCATCTTTATTTAAAAATAATAATTTTAAGGTTAAAATTAATCACCATGATAATGGATTTGAAGATTCTGGAAAATCATATGTATTCTTTAAATCAGCAACTGATGTTGGTGGAGTAACAGCAACTAAATTAAATTCGGAATTATATCAGGTTAGTAACAGTGGTGTTGATAATTATATAATCACAACATCTAGTAGATCATCTTCAAATGCATTTGGTGGTGGTACAAATGTACTAGCATCTTATAATAGAAAATTTGAAAAGGTTCATGCTATTGTTCCTAATCTCTCATTTACACAAACTAAGATTGATTCTACAGTCAAAACAACTAATATTAAACCAGTAGATGATAATGTTGGTACATTTACATCTTACACACAATCAGATTATGAAAAGACATTCTTGAATGAAGATTTCTTCTTTATTAATCAAAAAGTTCTTGCATCAACTATTAATGAATCTGTTAATAGTATTGAAAGATCTTTAACATATAAACTTGATCTTTCAAGTACTGTTTCTCATCTTTCACCATTAGTTGATTTGTCTAGAGCGTCACTTAAAACTATTTCTAATAGAGTTGAGTATGCTGCTGGACAAGAAAACAGATTTGGACGTAGAGATCAAATTCTTGAGTTTTATCCAGTATATCAATTTGCAGTTACCAATACTCATAGTGGAACTGCTATTAATACACCAGGATCTAATTTACAAGGATTAGATACAGTTACTGGTGTTACAAGCAATGCTTCTGGTAAAATTGTTAAAGTCAGTGGTGCTGATGTAACTGTTGTTGTTAAGACCGTTAATACATTCCAAGCTGGAGAGACATTGAAATTTACTACACAAACAGCATTGAATGATGATGGTACTAATAAAGTTACTGTTAATAATGATTCTATAACACAAATTGTCCCTCAGTTCCCTAATACAACAGCAGTAAGTAAAGTAACTGGTAGAAGTCCAGATGGATTTGCAAATACTTATGATAATACAATTGATGCTTCTATTGTTTTATGGGATAGTAAAGCAGGGCAATTAATTGTTACTAATGATAAGCAACCTATTGATGATGATTATACAAGTAAGTCATCAACTGCTGGAAGTTTTGCTAGAAATTCGGTTGTTGGTTCACAAGCAACTGATATCTTCCGTGTAGATGATTTCTTATCTTATACTGGACAAGCATCAGGTGAAGAAGGATTTATTCAAGTATCTAAAGTATCTTACACAGACGGTGTAGATTTCATTTCTGATATTAAATCTAAGAATAGTTCTACTATTGCTAAGTATGTAACTAAGGAAGTTGCTATTGAAAATCCAGCAACAGGAATCAATGTCAAGATCACTGCTAATACCAGTGACATAAACAATATAGGACTCCTATATAGAATAAAGAAATCTTCATCTCAAGAGAACTTTGAGGACATTGAATGGGTATACTTCAATAGTACAGGTGTACCAGATACAGATACAATTGCTACCTCAGAGAACTCTATCAGTGGCATCACTGAGAAGCAATCATCATATCAAGAATTGAGTTATAGCGTTGAAGATCTTCCTGAGTTTTCATCATTCGCAGTGAAACTTGTTATGAAATCTCGTAACCCTGC